TGGCGCTCGGCTCGTTGGTCCTTATCATCGCTTTCGGTAGCTCATACTCAAGCTCCCCATCCACGAGCAGCATCATCGGACCACCCCCAGCGCTTGCAGTCGTCTGGTGAAGGCGCTCGCGGCCTCTTCGCCCTCACGGCGGCTACCATGGATCTCGATCTTCTCGATAGTGATGTTGGGGCCACCGCCCATTCCCCCTGCGATGGCCGCGGTGAGCCGCTGCATGAGCGAGGTGTCCCCCTTGGTGAGGACGTACTCCCCGCCGTGGGCGATGATGGGGATGGGGCCGGTGCCGGGGATGGGGCCGCCCTCTGCCCGCTGCAGCAGGTTGGGATTCTTCTTGGTGAAGTTGGGCACCTGGCCCTTGTTGTAGATGGTGGTGCTGCCACCCGGCGCCGTGTACCCGCCATATCGGTTGACGGTGTTGCCACCAGAGCCAATCATGCGCTCCATCTCTTCATAAGCATTGATGACGGCCTGGATGGCTCCAGCCACGATCTGTACCGCGAGAGCGATGGCTCCGAGAGTGGCCTCGATGGCAGGCTGAGCCGCCTTGAGCGCAGCCGACAGGGCGGGCCACGCCTCTTCCCAGATGGTCCGTACCGCTGCCATCGCGGCACCCACCGCATCGATGAGCGTCTTGATGATGGCTTGGCCTTCGGCGGAGTTGAACCAAGAGATGAACCCCTGCACCGCTCCCTCGATGATGGGCCAGGCGGCAGTGAACACGTCGCGTACGATACCCATGGCGGTGCTGATACCGTCGAGCAGTGTCTTGATGAGCGCCTGCCCGGCGTCGGAGTTGAAGAAGTTGATGAACATCTGCACAGCCGATTCGATGATGGGCCAGGCGGCAGTGAACACGTCGCGCACGATACCCATGACGGTGCTGATGGCGGTAAGCAGCGATTCAATGAGGGCCTTGCCCGAATCACTGGACAGCCAGGTGATGAAGGTCTCGATGACCGATTTGATGATGGGCCAAGCCGCTGTGAAGATGTCGCGCACGATACCCATGACGGTACCAATGGCGGTAAGCAGCGATTCGATGAGGGCCTTGCCGGCGTCGGAGCCCAGCCACTCCACGAACATCTTGACCGCGTCGAGAATGAGCGGCCAGGCGGCTGTGAAGATGTCACGGACCCCGGCCATGATGCCCACCAGGCCCGAAAGAGCGCCGCCCAGGCCTTCACCTTCCCCGCCGCCCACGGCCGTCTTTATGTCCTCGAATACCTGCTTGAGGACGGGCCATACGTTGTCAGAGATCCAGCTAAAGGCGTCGCCTATGCCTTCAAATACGCCTTCCACCACGGACTGTATCTGCGGCATGTGGTCGAGCGCCCAGCCAAGCGCCGCCATGATGGACGGCATGAAACGCTCCATGGCGCTCTGGGCCACGTCCTCAAACGAGCGCTTGAGCCGCTCCAGCATACCGGGGAGCGACTCGCCCGCCGCTTTGGCCGCCCCGCCGAACTGCGTCTCCAGTTCGTCCAGGATGACCTTCTGGGCGCCCATGACATCGCCCGCCTCCACCATCGCCTTGATGGATTTCTTCTGGGCGTCCGTGAACTGGATGCCTACACGGGTGAGAGAGGCGATGCCACCGATGGGGTCATTGAGCGCTTTCCCTAACTGGATGGCCGATGCCGAAGCGTCGGTGCCCATCTTGGCCGCCATGTCGGCGGCGGCGATGGTGGCCCGGTCGAAGATCTTGTCGACGCCTACGTTCTTGATCTTGGTGAACGTCAAGAGGAGGCTCTGCGTCCTACCGATAGAGTCGTCGGTCTGGCCGGAGTAGGACTGGATGGACGACGCCAGGTCGTTCATCTCCTTAACCGTGACGCCCGCCGCGTTGCCGGTCGACTTGATACCGGCTTCGAGCTGCGCGTTGATGGCAGAGGCATCGGACATCTCGTCCCAGCCGGTCTTGATCATGGCTCCGATACCGGCCCCGACCGCGACCGCGCCAGCGGCGACAGCCACCCCCACGCCTTTGGCGAAGCTTGTGAACTTCGACCCGGCAGTGTTCAGCTTGGAGTTGAACTTGGAATCGTCTACGTCGAGGTAGCCGACGAGCTCACCCACGGTCATGCTCATCAGACACCTCCTTCGGGATTCTTAGGCGGGAACAGGACGCGGTGTAGCCGCGAGTCACAGGCCAGAAGACCGATGATGCGGACCTTCAGCCAGCGGTCGGTCTTCTGGTCGAGCAGCTCGTTGATGTCAAGGTGGTAGTGCTCTTGGAAGTCGGCCTCAAGAAGAGACCAATGGGGAAGCACATCGGCCCAGAGCGCACCAGTCTGGGCCGGTTGGTCAATCCAGCGCGCAAGCCCCCAACCCGGGTCTACTTGGCGCGGCGCGCCGCCCGGTGCGGGGCCGGGGCTTCCCCCGAGCCCGCTCCGGTGTAGGCGGCCATGACCATGCGGGCCAGCTCGATAAGATCGTCGAGCGTGAAGCCGGGCTGAGCAACCAGGCTATCGAGCACGTCCTCTGGCAGCACCCGAGACAGAAGCCTGATGGCATCCTTGGTCGTAAGGACCGACTGGCCTCCCTGCTCCCTCTCCATCCGGACCACGTCCAGGAACAAGCTGGCCGGCATGGATCCGGGCAGCTCGAACTCCTGGCCGAACGCCCGCAGGCGAAGAGGCTCTTGCTTCCTCTCCGCCCGCGCAGCATCGAAATCGATGTAGCGTCCGTCCATCTCGTGTCTCCCCTCCGGTCGGCTTAGGCGTAGGTGAAGGACACCGTCTCGTCGGACACGCCGGTCGCGTTGGTGACGGTCGTGTTGACCACACCGGCCGCATGGGCGTCGGTGATACCGACGATGGTGTGGTCGTTAACGACGGTGAAGTCCGTGCAGATCGAGCAGGCGGTAGCGTCGGTGAAGTCGCGGCCTGTGATGGTGACGAGCTCGCCACCGTCGGCGTCACCCGTGGCGGGCGTGATCGAGTAGACCGTGGGCGCCACAGCGGCAGCGTCCGGATGGGTGATGGCCTCGCGCACGCCCCGGCCCGTGAGGGTGATGCCCACGGCGTCAAGCGCGTTGTGCGCGCCGCCGCCGGGCGTCCAACTCACCTCGGCGTAGCCGCGGTATGCCTCGACGGCGGGACCGCCGTCGATGACCTCGTAGAAGCGCACGTCCACGATCCCGCCCGTGCCCAGAGTGGCGGCGGCGGTCCGCAGGGCTTCCTGGCCCGGGTCGTAGATGGTGGGGTCGGCCGCGGTCACTTTGCGCTGCACGGTGATGTCGGCCGACCAGGCGAGTCCAGTCTTGGCCTGCGAGCCGTACCCGTGGCTGTCGTAGTCCGAATCGTCCTGCAGGGTGGGGTCCTGCTTGGGCACGAAGTTGCTGATCCCGTTGACGGCCGTCCAGATGGGGGCCGCGTAGGTGCCGGTGTTGATGTCGAGGTACCACTTACCAGCGGTGGTAGCAGCCCCCAGGGGCGTACGGTCTACGTGTGGCATGATGCCTCCTTAAAGGCTTAGAAGCGGTTGGTGGATGGTCTGTGTACGGTCAGGTGGAAGTTCTGTACGTTCGACCAGCGCCGGTTCTCGTCCTGACCGAGAGAGACCGGGCCGGAGATACGGTGGCACTGAACGACGACGATCCCTGTCGAGAGGGTGTACGCCTCCTTGCCGTGCAGGTAGGCGAAGATGCTGTCGGCCAGGTCATCGACGTAGCGCGGGTCTTGCCCGCCCCAGCGGCAGCGGACCTGTAGGCCCATGACCGAGTCGGACAACGAGGGGTCGTCGGCGACGCCGTAGGCAGACAGGGTGATCACGCGGTCGGGGCCTTGCGGGACGGTGCCCAGCACGATGCCGGTCTGCGTGGTCGTGTAGACGCCGGTGGTGCTCCAGGTGCCCAGACCGGCCGACGCCAGTAGAACGGCGTGCCCGATGAGCAGGTCTGTCTGGAAGCCGGACACGTGGTCTAGAGCGACCTGAACTCGGCGCCCGCGAAGGTGTGAGCGCTCACGTTAGTCTTGCACCAGAGCGGGGCCGCGCTCGGCCACTCAAGCGGCATGACGGCCGCGCCGTGGGTGAGGTAGATACCGCCGTCGGTGACGGCCAGGTGTGCCTCCCAGGCTGCCTTGAGCGCGGCATCGCCCAAATAGGTCCGACACTGGGCCTTAGTCGGCTCTGCTGGGAGCGCCAGAGTGGCGAGTGCTGCCGCGAAGGTGGCATCGCCACGTCCGCCGTGCTCGGTGGTAGAGGCCGCGTGCGCCTTCATGGCCGCGTCGATGGCCAGCGTGAGCGCGATGAGCGTGGCTTCTGAGGAGGCGTCGGCGGTGGCGATCGCCGTGCCGGCCGTGTCGTGGTAGGCGGTGGAGGCTACGTGGGTGTTGAAGTCACTCTTGTACTCGTTGGCGCGGGCGTAGTCCTTGGCGTCGTCGGTGGGGGCGTCTGAGGTGATCGTGGTCGCGTCGGCGATCTTGTGGGTGATGACCGATGCGTACTGCAGCGTATCCGTCGTCACGGTGGGCGCCAGTCGCGTGAGGAGCGCGTCTGCCGTCGGCGTGACCTTCTCATACGCCGTGGTTGACGGGCTGTAGAGCGTCATCACGGGGGCCGACGGATAGGGCAGCACCCCGCGGATGTAGCGTGCTTCTTCGTGTGCCATGGCGCGACCTCCTACGGCCTGATGTACGCGCGACCGGTGGCGCCGGCTGCGATGGTTTCTAGGGCTTTGCCAACGGCCGCATGCTCGTCATCCTCGGTGGCACTCGTGTAGATGGTGGCCACGGTGCCGGTGGCGACGTCGCCCAGGTAGATCTCCTTGACGAGGTTGGCGGCGGCTGGCAGGGGCGCGGCTGTGGTTCCGTTGAGGGCGACGGCCCCGTAGGCGTCGGCCGCTCCGGTGGCGGGCTCGTAGAGGATGCCCACCTCTTTGGTGGAGGCCCCGCCCGCGTTGGCGGACGGGATGAGGCCGTGCGCGCCTGGG